CGGCGCCTGCTCGCCCTCGGCGGCGGGCTCCTCGATGACTTCCTCGGCGACGCCGCAGGCGACGAGGTGCGCGGCCTCGGCCGTGGGCAGGTCGGTGACCGCGCCCTTGTCCGGCCACGGCTCGCCGTTGCGTGCGGCGCCCTCGGGCATGTCGACCAGCATGCGGATCCGCATCAGCTGCTCCCTTCTCCGATGACCTTGATGGCCAGTTCGGCGCCGACATAGGTGGCGCCGGCGTGCTCGTACCAGCGGTAGCCCTGGATCCGCATGACGTGCAGATCGTGGGCCAGGCCGCCCAGCGCGTACTGGCCGGGCGCCCCCCGCGCTACCTCGATAGCGGCCTTGAGGGAGGCCGGTCCGGAGCCGGACAGCATGCCGTCGAGGATGCGCTGGGCCGAGCGGTCATCCGAATGGGAGACCAGCACGCGGCAGGTGAACGTCAGCTCGTCCAGGCCGCGGGCCATGGCCCGGTCGAATTCCTGCTCGTACTCGGCGACGAAGAAGTGCGGCGCGACAACCGCGTCCGGGACATAGCCCGTACAGGTCAGCTTGGCGATGCCGTCGGGCAGGACGACCGCCTGGGCGGCGTCGGCGAGGGCGTCGCGGATAGCGGAGATCTGCATGGCTGCTCCCTATCCGAACCCGGGCAGGATGTACGGCTCGATCAGCGCCCACACGTCCGGGTCCCGACGCGAAAGGTTGCGCACGCCCCACTCGGCCGAGCCGATGATGCCCTCGGGGGAGTCCTTGCGCTTGTACAGGCGCGAGGCCTGGATGAGGCAGGCCTGCGCGATGTCGTCCGGGACGGCCGGCCAGCCGAAGCGTGCGGTGACCCGGATACGGGTGAACGAGGTGCCCCAGATGCTGTTCGGCCGCAGCAGACCGGTGATCGGGTAGCCGTCGGCCAGGGCGTTGTCGGGGGTCGTCTCGTAGCCGGTGACCGTCGAGTACGAGCCGCCGGAGACCGGCGCGGACTCCACCGTAATGCCGGTGATGCTGCCGATGTCGTCGACCAGGAGGACGTTCCCGTCGTCCTCGCGGACGACCCGGGCGTGCAGCCGGTAGATGCGCGCCGTAGGGGTGGCGTCCAGCCAGAAGCGGCGCCCGGTCGCTCGGTCGATGCCGCGCGACGCCGCGGTGAGCGCCTTGTCCAGCAGAGCGTCCCGGCTCGTGTCGGCCAGCTCGATGCCCATCTGTGTCTTGAGCTCGTTGCGGGTGGCGTACTCGTTGGCCATGTCAGGTGGTCTCCGCGCTCCGTGTCCTGCGGCCCTTGGGCGGTGTCGACCGGGACGACGGCTTGGCGGACTCGGATGTGCCGACGGCGGGCGGCTGGACGCCGTGCAGTCGCAGTTGTTCGTCGACCTGGGCGACGCGGTCGGTGAGGCCGGATCGGACCAGGCCCTCGCGCTCGCGCAGCAGCGCGGCGACCATCGGGTCTTCGCTCATGGCGGACTCCAGGAAGTTGGGTGGACCACGAGGGCCCGTCCCGGGTGTGGGACGGGCCCTCGTGGCGAGGGATCACTGGCCGGTGAAGGCCGGTGCGACCAGACCGGTGCCCGTGATCTTCTGGGCCTGCGAGTACCGCGAGTGGGTGTACGCGGCGTACCCGTACACGACCAGCAGGACGCCGAGGCTGGCGACCGCGGGCTGCTCGGCCCGGATGAACATCGGCGCCGACGGGTCCTCCCACAGGTGGCACTCGTTGCGGTCGGCGACGTAGATCTCGTCCTGGTTGGTGCCGGCGCCGAGGTTCGTCACCACGTTGTTGTCGACGATCACCGGGGTGCCGTTCGGCAGGACGCCACGCACGCCGGACCCGTAGGTGTTGGCGAGGTTGTTGCCGCCCATCTGCGAGGCGATGCCCGGCTGCGAGATCAGCGGCCACGTCGAGGACAGGCCGTTCTGCAGCCAGTACCAGCGGCGGGAGTGCATGACGACGATGTTCTCGCCGGAGGCCATGTCGAGCATCGCGGACTCGACGCCGGACAGACCGGCGATGACCTGCGGGTACGCCTCCACGACCTTCGGAGTGCCCGAGGTGTACGTGATGGTCGTCGCCGAGGCGGCCAGACCGGTCGATGCCTGGTTGAGCAGCGTGTTGTCCAGCGTGGTCGCGTACCGCCGGAACAGGTCGTCCAGGACGATCGGCTCCACGCCCGAGCCACGCTCGATCGCCTGCCGGGACAGGGTCTGCTGACCCGCGATCGTCTGCACCGGGATGCTCAGCAGCGTGTCGTCGATGTCCTGGTTGGCAACGGCCGTGTTCTCCGACGCCTGGATCGCCGTGCTCGTCGGCGTGGTGATCCGGGACAGGTTGACCGTCATGCCCTGCGACGGCAGGTCGTGGTGACGGCAGGCGTCCGCGAACGGGCGCCGGGCGGCCGCTGCCGGGGCGTACAGGTCGGTGAGGTACTGCGGCACCACCAGACCGGAGAACGCGCCCGTACCGGCCGCACGCTGCAGCTGGTCACCGCGGAGCGTCCGCTCCTCGGCCATGTGCCGGGCCAGCCGGTCACGCGCCTCGTAGTCACCGAGGAACGCTGCGGCCACGTCCCGCTCGAAGCGCTGTCCACGCCGGTCCTGGTCGGGCCGGTACGTGCGCTCCTCGGCGCCCACGCGGGCGACCTGGTCGTAAGCCGGTGCGCGGGTGGCGGACGGGACGGTGCGCGCCTGCAGGGCGGCGATCTCCGCCTCGCGGGCCTCCTCGGCGAGCAGCTCGTCGAGGGCCGTCTGGCGGCGGGTGACCTCGGCGTCCGCGGTGTCGCGGCGCTCGACCTGCGCGCGCACGGCCTCCTCGGTCAGGTTCTCGTCGGAGCGGAGCGCGACCAGCGCGTCCTGCTCCTGCTGTCGGTTGGTGATCGCCGTGTCCAGCGCGGTGCGCGCCTGGGCGATCAGCTCGGCGAGAGTCATCTCGTCGGTCCTCTCTTCTCATGGATTCCAGGCGCCCCGTGTCCAGGTCAGACGGCCACCCGAGGCCTGGGCGCCGGGTGGGCTCGTGCGCGTGAAGCGCAGGGCAGAACTCCCGCCGGCGGCGGGAAGATCAGGGGTCAGCGGGCGATGGCGAGCTCAAGGAGCGCACGGGCCCGGCTGTTCGGCGCGGCCGCGGGCTGGCGCATGCTCGCCCCGGTGTACGGGTTGGCGCCGTAGCCGACGATCGCGACGTCGCCGCGGTGGATGTCGTACCGGTTGATCCGGTACTCGGTGTAGTCCGGGGACCACTGCCCCGACTCGATGCGGAACGCGAACGACATCTCGTCGATCAGCCCGGCCCGCAGCTTCGGCGCGATGTACGCCACGTCATGGTCGGCGGGATCCAGCGCGGGCGCGTGCACGGACAGACCCGTCTCGTCCTCGGAGAGGATCAGCGTGCCGGTCGTCGTCCGCGCGAGACGGCGCAGCTGGTCGTGCCCGAGCACCAGGGGCACGTCGAGGTCGCCGCGGGCGAGCGAGTCGGTGCCGGCGCCCTGCGTCACGATCTCCGTGTACGGGCCGAACATGTCCCACATCTCGTAGGCCTGCTCGTACACGGACGCGTGCCCGCGGAATTCGAGGGTTCCGCCGTCGGTGGCGTCGCGGACCTGGACGCCGGACAGGGCGGCCCGGACCGCGGCCCTGGAGCCGGGCTGCTCGGCGCTACGGCGCTGCGAGGGCCGGTCGGCGCGCTGGCGGACATGCTGGGCGCGCTCCGCCGCGGCGGCGGCGAGCGTGGATACGGTCATGAGGGTGCTCCCGTCGGGGCGGTCGGAGGTGGCGTGGGCACGGACCGCGAGCCGAACAGTCTGTCGAACTCGGCGAGCTGGTCCTCGGTGAACGGCGGCCGGTCCTCGAGGGCCCGCGCCTCGGACGGGGCCAGGGTGCGCGAGTCGATCTGCGTCTTGAACATCTGCGCGCGGGCCGCCGGGTCCATGCGCAGCAGCGCATCGGTGTTGAGCTTCACGTAGCGCGGACCCGAGACGAGCTTCCGGCTGAAGGTGTCCTCGCGGCGGCCCACGGCCGGGCCCAGGTTCATGATGAGGAACTGCAGGTTGCGCTGGCTGATGTTGGCGTAGGTGACGCTGCTGCCCGAGACGGCCGCGTCGATCAGGTCGCCGGGGACACCGAAGAACCGGGCGATGTCACCCATCCCGAACTGGCGGGCCTCGATGAACTGCGCCTGTTGGGCGACCGCCTGGATGGGCTTGTACTCCCAGTCGGCGCCGTGCACGAACACGTCCCCGTTGGAGACCGCGGCCCGGAACGCCTCCTTGGCTTCCCGGGCCGCCTTCTTGTCGATCGTCTTGTTGGTGTTCTTCAGCGTGCCGGAGGGGACGACGCCGGCCGCGAACCAGTCCCGGGCGAACTGCTGGGCGTTCAGGGACTCCTCGATCGTCCACGCCGCATAGGCCACCGGTGACAGGCCGAGCGGGAAGCCGGCGACGGTGTACTGCTTCTCGTGCCACACGTCCCACGGGTCGTACTCTCTGCCGCAGATCTTGAACTTCTTGATCTGTGAGCCGTTGGCGCGGACCGTGACGTCCCCGAGCTCGACCAGGTCGATACGGCCGGGCAGGCCTCGCCCGTCCGGGCCAATCACGCCGGTGCGTTCGGTGATGATCCCGAAGCAGTTCCCGGCCCGGTCCAGGTCGAACTCGGTGGAGTACATCCACTCCTTGATGCCGACCTCCTGCCCGCCCGGATTCACCAGGACGGGCGGCTTGGG